GAAAATGATCCTAGGTTGTATTTTGATGCATTTGCTATAAAAGTAACACCAGCAATGAGACTTACACAAAAAACCTATAAATCCAAGGGTGGACTGGTAGTAGATATATTTAAACCATTGAGGTACAATAGACCATGGCTGTAGAAAAGAATAATGAAATAATTGGCGAAGAAGCGCAAGTAGAAGAAATCACTGAACAACCGGATGGTTTACCTCCAGAAGTAATGGTAGAAGGCGAAGAGCCTATGGAGGAGCAACCGCTAGATGATTTCAATGCGAACCTAGCTATGAACATGGACGAGAGAACTCTCAAATCCATGGCTAATGAATTAATTGACGATTACAAAAAAGATAAAATTTCTAGAAAAGATTGGGAAGATGCCTACATCAAAGGTTTAGATTTACTAGGAACGAAATACCTAAACGTGACAAGACCATTCAAAGGAGCTTCTAACGTTACACACCCAATGTTATCTGAAGCAGTTACACAGTTTCAAGCACAAGCGTACAAAGAACTTGTGCCATCAGATGGTCCTGTAAGAACACAGACTATTGGTTTACAAACACCACAAATAGAGGCTCAAGCAGATCGTGTAAAAGAATACATGAACTTTCTTTTGATGGAAGAGATGGAAGAATACACAACAGATATGGATCAGATGCTTTTTTATTTACCTTTATCTGGATCTACATTCAAAAAAATTTATTATGATGCGCTTTTAGCGAGACCAGTATCTAAATTTATACCAGCTGAAGAATTAGTAGTTCCTTATTATGCATCAGATTTAAAAGATTGTGAAAGAATCACTCACGTAATTAAGATGACAAAAAACGAAGTAACCAAAAAAATGGCAGCAGAGTTTTATAGGGACATCGATCTAACAGAGTCTAGCACTGAACCAGATGCCTTACAAAAAAAATTAAATGAAATTGAAGGTGTGAAGAAAACTGGTGACGATTATCTGCATACTATTTTAGAAATGCACGTTGATTTAAATTTAGATGATTACGAAGAGTTTGACGACAAAGCTAAAAAAATAAAAATACCTTACATTGTTACAATTGATGAAGGCTCAGGAGAAATATTATCAATATATAGAAATTATAA